CATCTTTGACGCCAAGGAGCTCGAGTTCCTCGAGGCAGACCTGGGCGAATACAACCCTGACGCATTCGTCGAGGACATCGAGATCGAGGTCGAGAAGCAGACCAAGGAGTCGGCCAAGACGGTCGAGGAGACGGACGAGCGTGACGTGAAGATCGACAAGGCCCTGGGCTTCAAGACGATCAAGGGCGCCGATGAGCGCCACGTTGCGCGGTTCATGGCTCAGATCGAGGCCGAGATGGGAGCTGAGGGCGCCGAGGCTTTCGTCAAGTTCGTTCGCGGCGTCCTGGAGCCTCAGTCATGAGTGACGTATTCAATGGCCTGCCGCGTCGAATCAAGGTCGGGCAGTACACCTTCCGAGTGGTTGTCTCCAACGCGACAGAGCAGACCGACCTGGATGGCTGTGACGGCCTCACGGACTTCACCAAGTTCCGCATCTACCTCGATGAGTCGCTGCACCGGCAACGCGCCGTGAACGTGGTCCAGCACGAGCTGATCCACGCGATCAACTGGGTCTACGGGGTCGATGACGGCGCCGAAGAGGAGCACATCACCACGCAGGTCACGAATGGCCTGGTGGAGCTCTGGATGAGCAATCCGAAGGTCGTCAACTGGTTCGTCAAGAACTTGCGCGCCATGAAGCGCGAGAACGCGAGGGACGACGAATGAACGTGCCCATTCCTGTTCTGGTGCTGCTGTCGCTGATGGCCATTCCTGGCTTTCTGTTCACGCTGCTGTGGCTCTGGGCGACCGTGAAGCTGGCCATCATCTACTGGAAGGAAGGTGTGTTTTGACCACCTACACCCTCGACAAGAAATTCCACTCGCATGTGGATCGCACCGATCGGGTGCTGGAGATTGCCGAAGCGTTCGGCCTGGGCCTGGACGACAAGACCTTCGTGGTCTTCGACAACCAGCCCATCGACGTGGAGCAGGGCGATGTCGTCTACATCACCGGCCAGTCGGGTTCCGGCAAGTCGCTCGCGCTGCGCGAGCTGAAGGCTCAGATGACGGCCAGCGGTCTGCAGGTCGCCGACGTAGACGAAGTGCCGCTCGACTCGAGCAAGCCGCTGATCGACCAGATTGGCGCCACGACGGCCGAGGCGCTGACCTACCTCTCGATCGCCGGCCTGAACGACGCCTATCTGTTCGTTCGCAAGCCGCAGGAGCTCTCCGACGGCCAGCGGTATCGCTTTCGCCTGGCCAAGATCATCGAATCGGGCGCCAAAGTCTGGATTGCCGATGAGTTCCTGGCGGTGCTGGACCGCACGACCGCCAAAGTAATCGCCTTCAACCTTCAGAAAGTCGCCCGCAAGGTCGGCGCCACGCTGATGGTGGCCACAACCCATACGGACATGGTCGATGACCTGGCGCCGAACCTCTACATCGAAAAACGCTACCGGGAAAAGATCGAAATCGTTCGGACCCCGCAAGGCTACAAGGACAACGAATGACCGATCAAGAAACCTTCGAACAAGTGATGCTGCGCTCCTGGAGTGAGGAAGCAGGAGGCGTCTCGTTCGCGCTTTTCTCTTCTCCCAACTGTGCGCCGTGCGGTCGCGTGAAGGCCGCCCTCGAGCGCCTGGAGAACGCCGGCGTGCTGCGCCATGAGGTGAGCTACATCAACGTGTACCACGCTGCTGCGGCCGCCATGAAGACCAACGTGCGCTCGGTGCCCGTACTGGTTCGCTTTGAGCAGGGCCGCGAGACAGGGCGCCTCACGGGCGATCAGAACGAGCCCAAGCTGCTGGATTTCATCAATGCCTGACATGAGCCTGACCGACGCGGCAATCATCTTCCTGGGCGCCTACACGGTGGTGTTCCTGCTCGGGCTGCAGTCGCGCAACGTGGTCGCGGGTCGCTACGTGGCGGCCATGCTGACCTCGGCCGGCATTTCACTGTCGCAGTTCATCTTCGTGAAGTACGCCGCCAGCGGATCGCTTGCGGTTCTGACTATCTCCACGATGGGCGGCTGCCTGGGCATCGCCAGCGCGATCTGGTTCTACAAGAACGTCATGGACAGGAAGCGCCGATGATCGACAACCAAGACATCCTGATCGAGCGCCGGCAGGTGCCCAAGAACCACATGCTGTCGCTGCTGCCCAACATCTACGTGGAGCGCGGCGACATCGACGACTGGAACCTGCTGCACGAGCTGCACTACAAGGCAGAAAGCCTGGGCATCGGACCGCGCATCTACCGCTGCGTGCTGGAAGAGGGCGGCCGGCGCCAAGTGATCGGCGTGGGCGTTATGACGGTGCCAAAGATGCTTCTAAGCGGCCGAAACGAGGTTTTTCGGCACTTGAAGCCCAATACGGGCGGCATGGACAGCCGTCTAATCAACCGCACTCGAGCCTATTGGATCAATGACCACGCCTGCACGAACAGCCGGCTGGTGCTGGACACGATGTACCGTGGCGCCGGCATCGCCTACCGCATGCAGAACATCATGATGCGAATGACTGGCTGCCAGGTGGTCGAGTTCCAGTCGTCGATGTCCAAGTTCAACCCGTTTGCCGCCAAAGCCGGTATCCGATTCACCAAGCCACGCCGTAGTGCCAACTACGAGAAGGGTGTCAAGTTCTTCCGGCGCTGGTTCGACTCCAATCCATCTGACTTCATGGGTGTGATGGCCGAACTCAACGCCATGCCGGCTGCCGTGCGTGCCAAGTGCGAGCGGGAGATGCGGGACTTCTACTACGCCTGCTCGGCCCTGGAGAAGACGGGCAACGCCCGCTTCCGTGGTGAAGACCGCCGCGAGACGATGGAGGTCGGCTACCTGCTCAAGAGCCTGCAGCAGCTGGTTCTGGCCAGCCCGCTGTACGGGGTCTACATCAACCCCGACGCCAGTCCCGAGAAGGGCAAGAGCACGCTGCCGGCCCGCGTTCCGGTCATCGCTTTCGACAACCAACCCACCGACCAGCCTTTGGACTTGTCCAGGCTGCCCTGAACCATGCATCTGACAGCCAAACAAATCGAACTCCTGAGCGTCATCGGCAAGCGCAACGAAGACGGCGGCGCCACCGATCTCGACCAGATTCTCGAGCGGCTCTCGTACAAGCCGACCAAGCAATCCCTGCAGTTTTCGATCCGCGCCCTCATCGCCCATGGTCTGATCCAAAAGGACGCGCCTGAGAAGCGTAGGGGCCGCACCAGAACTCTCATTTCCCTCACCAAGCAGGGCCAAACGATGATGGGTTCCGCAAAGCCCTCTCCGGCGTTTGTCGAGACCGAAGCCGACGATCTGCTGAGTGACATTGCTGAAATCCTCGAACCCTGACCCTGCGGGAAACTGCGGGAATTTCCCTTTCCCTTCTATATATATAAGTAATAGATGACTGAAGAAATGAAAGTAGATGAAGCGGCTGCGGGATTTCCCACCCCACGGGAAGTCGAAGAGCTGGCCCTCACAGTGGATGCTCAGATCATGAAGCTGCTCGGGCTTCGGTTCGAGATTCAGGACGACATCATCAAGGTCTGGGCTCCGGAGGTGGAAACGCCCGACGAGACCAACTGGATGTTCGGTGAGCGGTTCTCCTGCAACCTGGCCGAATCCATGAACGTGCTTGACGGGCTCAAGGTCGAGGTCGAGTTCTTCGAGGAAGACGGCTGGCATTGGGCTCGTGTGGTGTTCGGTGAAGAAGGCGAGCTCGAGACGGCCGAAGCGCCAAGCAAGGAGTTGGCCGGCGCATTCGCGTGCTGTGCGGCATTGTTTGGCCGATCCGGAGGTAAGTCATGTGTGACTTGACAATGTGTAGCAAAAATGATACAGTCGCCCAGAATTCAAGGCTATCTCCTCTGGGCGTCTTCTCCACGCCCATTTTTTTTGACCGAAAGAACGAGAAGTGACTGAGAAGGCAGAAAAACGCGGGATCAAGCCTGGAACCAAGACGAAGGGCAAGCTCTCGGACAAGGCATGGGCCGAAGCCACGACCCTGTGGAAGCAGGGCGTGGTCACGCTCGAGGAACTGGCGGCCAAGTACGACCGTCATCCCCAGTCCTTCGCCCAGTATTTCCGCCGGCGCGGCATCAAGAAGGGCCAGGACAAGGAAAAGATCGCCAAGAAGGTTGAGGCGGCCGTCGAGAAGCAGGAGCTCAACGACGCGCAGATCATCGCCGCTCGCATTCGCGAGACCAAGGAAGATCACTACAAGATGGCCAGCGGTCTGGCCAAGCTCACCTGGGCCGAGATTCTCAAGGCCAAGCAGGACGGCGTACCCGTCGGAACCGCAATCAACAACCTCAAGGCGCTGGAGAGCGCCATGAACGTGCTCAAGAAGGCCCGCGAGGAGCGCTACAGCGTTCTCGGCCTGGATCGTCCGGACGCTATCGACGAGAACGACGTGCCGGAACTGGTGATCTCGGAGCTCACGGCCGATCAGATCGCCGCGTTGCGCGAGCGTTCGTTCCGCGAGATGGATCAGCTCGAGATCAACGGCGACATCGAGGATGTTCCGCCGGACGAGCCGGATGACGTGGTCGAGGAGTCCTGATGGCATCAAAGGTCGGGCTCTCGCTACACCCCAAGCAGATGGAGGTCTACCGCAGCCAGGCGCGGTATCGCGTGGTCGTGGCCGGCCGACGCTGGGGTAAGACAGCCCTGTCTCGGGTGCTCATCATCAAGAAGGCCCAGAAAAAGAAGCAAAAAATCTGGTACGTGGCCCCCACGTACAAGATGGCCAAGCAGATCATGTGGGTTGACCTGATGGACGCGATTCCTCGCAAATGGATTCGCAAGGTCAACGAAACCAGCCTGACGATCACGCTCATCAACGGCACCCGCATCGAGCTCAAAGGCGCAGACAAGCCCGACTCGCTGCGAGGCGTCGGTATTCACTTCCTCGTGCTGGACGAGTTTCAGGACATGGCCGAAGAGGTCTGGACGCTGGTGCTGCGCCCGACGTTGGCTGACACGGGCGGTCACGCGATCTTCATCGGCACCCCCAAGGCCTACAACTACCTCTACGAGCTGTACAAGAAGGGCCAGAACTCGGCGCTCAAAGCCGCCGGCGAGTGGGAATCCTGGCAGTTTCCGACCATCACGTCCCCCTTCATTCCGCTCGATGAGATCGAGGCGGCCAAGAAGGACATGGACGAAAAGAGCTTCCGCCAGGAGTTCGAGGCGTCTTTCGAGACCATGTCCGGCCGGGTGTACTACCCGTTCGACCGTCACACTCACGTTCAGCAGCTGGAGTTCAACCCGAAGCTGCCGATCTGGGTCGGTATGGACTTCAACATCGACCCGATGTCCACGGTGATTTACCAGCCCCAACCCAATGG